TGTATCGGTCACTATATCGATTACGTTATCATCTCCTTTATTATTTTTATTATCATCAACGACTTTTCCCGAGTCTTCCTCTGTCGCTCCGGCAGAATCGAGTACAGATTGAATTAAGGCATCAGCTTCCTGATTTAATTTCTGTGCATTCTTTAGATTGCTTTTATTTTTAGCATTTAAAACTGCCCCTGCTTTTAATTCAACCGCTTTAATCTTTTCTTTTAACTCTTTATTTTCTTTGGTTAATTCATATAACCTATCAACTATTTCATCACCATCAATTGTATTTGGTTAATTCATATAACCTATCAACTATTTCATCACCATCAATTGTAAATTTATCATTATCTTTATCAAATTCTAAATTAGGGAATACCTCTTCAATATCTAATTTAGTTTCCTCTGGCTCGGTTACATCTTCTTTTTCTTCGGAAAATATATCTTTTTCTAATTCTTCCCAATCGACATTCTCAATTGTACCATCTAATTCCCAATCTATTTTCGCAAAATAATTATCAACTGTCTTGCCATGATCCTTCATCCATTTTTTTGCCTTCTCCATTGTCCAATCTTTTCCCTTATCGAATATATAAGTGATTATTTTTTTACAGTCGATACAATATATTCCCTTAATACCTTCTTTAGCCGATACGATTATTGTTCTTATTTTATGTCCTTTATGTTTGCCTTCCTCGCCTTTTACTGGGATACGGATATATTTATCGGTTTCTTCTGGCTTGTGAATAACTTCTTTGTCTTCAACCTTATCTTTTGGCTCTTCTACAATCTCAATAAATCCAGCTTCTTTTAATGGCTCAACATCAATCCCTTTACTTAACATATTAGTCAAAGCATGAGGATTTGCAGGCACGGCACAGGCTGAAAATTCTAACAGTTCCCAAGTTTTAAATCGTTTACCATAGCTAACTGTCTTACTATCTTTATCTTCATCATCTACAATATTTTCTGACTTAATAGGTATGAATCCGATACTCCAAGCCTTCATGAACTTCTGTTTATATAAGTTATAGACTGTATCGGCAAGCGGATAAGTGCCTTCTTCCGGGAATGTTACTTTAGCTGTTATACCATTATCGGTTTTAGCTAAGTCGCTTGCCTTCCCGATGGGCAAGCCCTGATAATCATGTGCCATCAATACTACAGGATTTTTCTTAAAATTAGTCAGTTTTGCCCCTTTCGGCTCAACTATATCGCCTGACCTGTCCACGTCATTAGTGGTAATCGTTACATTCAAGGCACGTTCACCTTTGATTTCCTTTACTTCTGAATCGAATTGTTTAAGTATTAATTCTTTTGGCATTTAAAAATCACCTTCTTTTTATTATTTAATCTTTTATAACCGGCAACACGGTGCATCTGCAGTTAACGTCGCCGGGATACATTTCACCATTTGAAAACGGTTTATCTATATCAACAATTTCACCATTCATAGCGGCGTGTTCATCTCTTACCCTGTCATCCATAGTGGCAAGCCATTCCTTTTTCTCAACCACACCACTTTGCTTATATGCTTCTAAAGCCCCGCTATTACTTGCATTAATAGTTTCAGTTCGAGCAATTTTAACTGCCCTGCTTCCCTTTGCCTCATTATATACCCCGCTAATTCGGCTCGCTAAATTAGGTATGCTTTCGCCATTAGCCACGCCTTCAGCTAAAGTCTTTCGTAGTTTTTCAAGGGTCGTATCGCTAATAGATTTAATAAGCAAACCACACCTGTCTTTTACCCACTTAATTACTTTGGGATTGGTTATATCAAAAGCTATTTCTACGCCCAATTCAGCCATAGCAGCCTCACCATTTATCTTTACCATCTCGGTTATTCGAGGCAAGGCAAACTCTGTAAACTTCATTATCTCCCGCTCATCGTGGGTAATACGTAATACATCGTCAACGTCTTTAGTTATAGCCTTACCTTTTCGCAAAGCCCTTAATGCTCTATTCTCCTGCTCTTGGAATAACCGGATAATTCCCCTTTTAAATTCATTCTCATGAGGAGTAATTCGTTTAATAAATAATTCCCAAAATCGTTTCTTATATTCGGCAGTATATTTAATTGCCTTAATTGTCTTTTTAGGCTCTGGTTCAGGTTTCGGCTTAGCTGGTTTAGATACATCCAGCGGAGCAATACTAAACGGTGCAAGTGGCAATTTACCCCAGTCGGCCTCATCAAGCCCATCTTCAACCCTTGCCTCATTAGGACTGATTACATAATTTTTAAGATTACTTTCCCTTTGTTTCAATCTAAACTCATTATCAACAGGAACGGGATTGTCATATTTGCAGTATATCCCTTTATCTCCATACATTGGTAATAGGAAAGTATTAAATACCTCTTCCTGCCTAACTAAACGTGGCAAGATACATTCTCTATTCCAGGCTGTATCGAGTGCTGTCATATTAGCAAGATTAGTATTTTCCGGATGGGATAGCTTTTGCGGTGGGGTATGGTAAGCACTTGCCAACTGTCGCATAGTCCATTCGGCAAGTAACATAAATTCCATATCTTTATTAGATACGCCTACGGTCTTTAAGGTCATACCGCCAATCAAAGCACCTGTTTTATGTGCTTTTTCTGCACCGCCATAAGTCTGGTCAAATAATTTTAAGATTTTCTTTACCTGGTCAGGCGGGATATTTTTTTCGCTTTCTAATACTTGCTTTAAATGTACACCATTTTTAAATACATTTAATTGATATATCATATTATATTTATCGGTATCATAGGCATAGGCTTTACGTTGGACAGGGCTTGCTCCCCTGTATGGATTGGTAGGACTCGGATATTTAAAGTATAATATATCTTTCGTCTCGTATCGCTTCTCGGATAGGCCAACCCGCTCAATGTAGTGGTCTATTATTCCGTCTTTCACTACTGGACTCATTTTATCAGGCTGTCTAAAATAGAATTCACGTGGTCTACCTATACTATCTTTGACAATATTGATATAACATTCACCGGTCAAGTCTAAATATATCTGTAATAATTCCTTGCCTTCAAATTTTGTCGTGAAGGGATTCCATGTTTGTAGTAATTCATAGAAGGGATGTTTCTCGATAAGCTCATTGTCTTTGTATAATTTTAAGGGAATTGAGGCACATCGTTCAGCTATAAGCGATACGCAGTCGCCTGTCCAGCCCTGATAGGCTTTTAGCTGCTCTGTAGAGTTCTTATTGCCACCGGTAGAAAATATATCGGCAAATGTGCCATCCCAGTATCTCTCATCATTAACATCTCGGCCAGTAGATTTAGGGATAGTTATATCGAGGGTTCGGTCTGTAAAGGGTATTATTATTTTTATATTAAATCACCCCTTTCATGTATAAAATAAAAAAAGCGCCTCCAATTAAGAAAATCAATCCTTAATGTCAAATAAAACCTAATTTTATTTTTCGCTATTTTCAACCAACACTTTTAAGCTCTTACATGAGCTTTAGAATAACGTTAAATATTAATAAAAAATAAAATAAGCCTTAAATGTGAGGCTTTGAAAGCCTTATATAATAGGGCTTTCAGGGTGCTAAAAATAGAAGTAATTATACTTCTCAAAATATGCTTAAAAATATCGTAACGAAACATCAAAAAACTTTTTAAAAAGAGAAGTAGAAAATACATTTTTCAGAGATCTTTTGTACTTCTCTAAATAACGTTAAATTATTTTTAAGAGATTTTCGAGAAGTAGAAGCAGTTTTTTAAAAATAAAAATATTTAGCTTCTAAATCTATTTTTTAGCTTAAAAATATTTTAAGGATTTTTTGAGAAGTAGGAATTATCACTTACAAACCCGTTTTCTACTTCTCTAAAATTACCCTAAAAATAAAATAACTTTCGCTAAAAATAAAGAAAAAAATAGAAGTATAAATAAAATCGTTTTTAGGGTCTTGAAAGTCCTATATATAAAGGGTTACAGCGACCCTTATAATTCGCTTAAATTCTTTATTGCTATTATTTAATGAACAATATAGAGCTCAAAAAGAGGTCTAAAAGTTTCTTTCGTTTTTGGGATTTTTAGATTTAACACTTTAATCACTAACCAAATAATATGGCACGCCCTCCATGTAATATGTATACATTACATAGCGGAAAGCGTCCATAGCATGATCCATTCCCTTCTCTGGCTGTTCATATATATTACCGTCTTTATCTTTATGCCTTTGGTAGCCTTCAATCTCCTTCTTGATATTCGTACTGCTCTTAGTGATATATATCGTAAATTGGTTAATATAGTCTATCCCCGCTATAACTGACCCTTTGCCCTTTATAGCACCTTCTACATAAGCATAACCATAAGTATTCATTTCCTCTATTTTTTCGGGTGCTTCACTATCTGCTATAATTCGCTTATCTTTTATATTCAATTCTTCTATATCTTTTAAAAGCTCTGTTACGGTCTGTCGGGTCTTGTATATCTCCTCGTGCAGGTATATCTTTTTTTCTTCCATATCAACTACCATTTTAACTAGTGCATTCGGTGCTATAAAACCAAAGTCAAGCCCATATATAGCCTCGTCGCTATTTGGGAAGTCCTTATCATCTATTATTTGCCAGTTAGTATAAATAGCATTCTCAAGCTTTCCGTAATGCCCCAGCGTATAAACGGTTCGGGTATTGCCTTTATAGCTTTCAAGTAGCTGTTTATAATTCTCATCAATAAATCTATTATCTTTATAGGTAGTCCTGACAATAGTGGTATTTTTATTACTGCCTTCAAAAAATCTTTTATAAGTCCAGTTAGTATTTAGTATCGGATTATAGGTTAATATTATTTGCTTATAGTTTACATTCTTACCCCTTAACCTTCTGTCTATTTCTTCAAAATCTTCTAAATTTAATTCAGTAGCTTCTTCTATCCATATCGATGTTATGCCTTCAATGGATTTTAACTTCTCTGGGTCATCTACCCCAGCAAAATAAATTATATTGCCGTTCTTGCATTCGATTGTCATATCAGTTTTATTAACGGTAAATAAACTTGTCAGCCCCCACCGGATAATATAATCTCTAAATAGCTGAAAGACTGACCGCCTCAAAGTCCTGGCTACTTTACGTATAACTAAAAATCTATTGCCTTTTTCTTTTAAGGTTCTTATTATA